TTGTCACCATTAGAAGCAATACTTGCAGTGTTTACAGGCTCACCAGATTCAGCAACAGGGCTGCTTGAGTTATCCCGTCCAAAAGAAACAACGTGAGTAGCAGTTTTGGTATAAATACCAGAGGCTACACGTCCATCCCAACCAGAAGGAACTGATACTGCTGCACGATACACATAAGCAGGGCGGGTAGCGTCGCCGCTAACAACCATACCAGTGATATCAGGACGAGTACTGTCATTCTGATAAGGTGAAGGAACGATCACGTCTGCAGCAGAAACTGCAGCATCACCAGATGTAGAAAGTTCTACATATCCACGGAATTGGAAATAACGCCAGCCAGGGATGGCCAGTACCGAAGTAGGGCCTCCCTTGTCAGCATTATTAGTTCCGTCATCATTGGTATCAATATTTTTGTACCAACCGTTCAGAGCCTCGTTCCAGTTACCTGGATAGATTTTCTTAGAACCTAAATAATTAGCCATTTGTCATAACTCCAAAATTTGTTTATTTATCTATTGTTTTTTATCAGAGCGTTCCATCATCGTAGAGGAAGCTATAGCCATTAGTAATGAAGTCTTTGTTTAATACTTCGAAACCTGCATAGAGCTGCCAAATTAGAATAATGAAACGACTAAAGTCATCATTGTTATTGATAAGAACTTGAGCGTTTGGACCGCCAATACCAACACCAATTGCTTGTGGGCCGAAGAAGAATCCTTGTGCAACTTCATAAGAAGTATAGCTAGAGGATCCACCGATATTCATATCGGCAGTTACGTTCTTATTCGGGAAGTTCGTTGACTCATAGAACTTAACACCTTCGAACTGAACGCCAGTAGGCATTACAGGTTCGCCTGCTAAGAAGAAACCTTGACCAGCTTGAGGGCCTTGATAGAACGAGGTGTTGTTAGGCAGCATGGGATTACCCATGTACATGCCTTGTCCAGGATTGCCAGCATAACGAGCAATCTCACGGAAGTCACTATCTCTCCTCAAGTGCATCATAAAGACTGGATCGCAAATACAGCGATAAAGTCCATCAGCAAAAGTAGGAACATTACGCTTACGTAAGTCCTTAACAACAGTTAGCAGGTCAGTTTTAACTGAGAACTGTTGAACTTGTGCTTCAGATTCAGTTTGTGTATAGGATACACGACCTGTAGCATCTTTGGTCTTACCACCAGCGAAGTAATAACCACCTTGAGTAGATGATGCTTCACCATTGGCTTCTGCTTTTGAAAGCTCGTCTAAGAAGACACGATCACGCCACCGGCGATAATCATCAAGTAGCGTCAAGCTACCGATGGATTGGTGGAACATATTCAAGTTGCCAGTGTCTAAAAGTAGACGCTGAGCAGTAATTAAAGTTTCCCGAGCAATCTTAAAAGTAGAAGGCTGAGTCGGATCACCAGGATCTGCAGGGCCTGTATACTCTTTTAATACAACGAGAACTTTCTCTTTTGTGATATTACGGCTATTTGCAGTACCAATAGTTTGATCGGCTACACGCTCGCGAGCGTCCTTCGTTCCAGGTGAGCCCCAGAACTTATAACGATCCAACTGTACCGTTTGGCCGGGTTGGGATGTGAAGTCATGTACTACGACTGGCTCACAGGCCATCTCGCATACATAGGCTGGGTGGGGACGGTAAAGTTCCGCACCTAGAATTTTTGGAAAATCGCTATCTAAAAACACTTTTTTTTATCCTCCAGTATCGCTGGTAATTTTTTGTCGGATGAAAGATTGAGACAAAAAGTCTTATATCTTACAGAATTTTAGCAGTCGTAATTTTTAATAAAAAATTACATATGTAATCTAGCGTTTGCAGTATTACTAGAACCTGGTGATTCAGGATCTATACCTGGAGTAAAACCAGGAATTCCTATTGCATTATAAAAATCAGAAGAACCTCCTCCCAACATGCCACCTGCACCTGCAAGTAAAGGTGCAGCAGCTGCAGCTCCAATAGCTGTTTGTGTTAAAACTGGACCAGCTGAACGAGCTTGTTCTTTGAGTTCAGGTGCATTCATACGAAGATTTCTAATTGCATCAATTGCACGCGCTTTCATAAGATTATTAGTTCCAAGTGCTAGACCTGCTGTTCCTCCTGCTATACCAGCAAGAGGAGCAGCATTAATTGCTTCAGTTAATAATCTTAAAGGCCCCTCTCCTTCTTCTTTATCTGTTAGGTTTCCAAGTAAAGAACCACCGGCACCTAAAGTGGCGCCAGTGATTGCTCCTATTGGAATATAATTTTGATATTTTCCTGCCAATTGAGCTAAATGCTGTTGGCTAGCATGAGGGGTCCTCATTATCTATTCCATAACAAATAGCTTATTAGCCATTACTCCTGGTTGTGCTTGATTAATTACACGCCAAGCTTGGCTAGGATCCCTATCCATTTGATTTTTGAAAGAACTCCAAAAATCTTGTGGTTGTTGTGGTGCAGCAGCAGTAGGAGGAGCAGGTAATGGAGCCTGACCTGGTGCTTGAGCTACTTGAGTCCTATAACCAGGGGTCTCTAATTGCTGTGTATTTTCATAAACAGGATAAGGACCTTTTGGACCAAAGAACTTCAACGTGTAATCACTTAATACGTCGGGATTAGTGAGAATTTCATTGTAGGAAAGATTCTCACGATGCTCATTGGTAGCAAAACGTGCAAAGCCAGTAAGAGTTTTACCTGCTTTCTTTCCCCACTCGACTGCGCTGTCGAGCATTCCCTCTAGGTTTAGAGCGTACTGGTTTAGAATCGCGGGTGCCTCTGTCCCGTAGTTCTCTACCACCATCTTTGTTTCCGGGCTCCACTGGAGCACTTTCGCCACGTCCCCTAGGGAGCTGACCGAGAATGTTTGGGAAGAGTTGGGCGATGAGGTCTGGCTTGTTCGCGAGATCGGGGGAGCCGATTGTTGCGTAGCTTGGTTGGGGCTGTAGCCGTAGTTTGCCGGGGAATACTGAGGCGTTGTCACCTGCGTCGTTTCCGAGGGTGCTCCCTGGAACGGGGATGGCACCGGACTCCCCAGTAGGTTGACTACTTTGTTGAACGCCGATTCCCATGGGCTGTTCTGGGCTGCCGCCTGCTGGTCCGCCGGTTGGGATTGGGGGACGTATTGAGACGGGCTTGATTGGTAACTGGTAATTCCCTGTGGTGCTACGTTCGGAACTGCCTGGGGGTAACTGGTTCCCACTTGGTAATTGACCGGGGCCTGTGGCTGGGGGGCCACTGCCACCTGTTGAGCTTGCGGTGCGGCTACGTAGCTGCTCGGAGCTACCGCTGGTGCTTGGCTCATCTGTGGGGTCGATTGGACGGTAGCGTCCTGCATAACTCATCTCCTTTTGTAGTGCTTCTAATGTTCGATACAGATATGGAGTTAAATCCAATCTTGGATCCGCAGCCATCGGTAAATCCGGTGCTTGCGGGTGAGGAGTTTGCATCATTCCCCCCACTAGTTTGCTGAATTGGGCATAAGCGCCCTGTAATTCATTAACCATCCTGAATGGGAACCCAGATAACATCTCGGCTCTTTCTTCATCCGTTTTTGACGGAAAAAGGTATTTCAGTGCTTCTATACTATCAACCCCTAGTTCTTGTAGATTTCTAACAACAATAGAATTGTTCAAAATATCTTGAGTGGAGTCTTCATATACAGGCCCTAACCATCGCCATTGTACTGTAATATCGCCATCAGGAATTAATCCTTTAACGCCTGGCGGTATCATTTTGGCTTTAACACAAGCCATCATTATTTTTTTAAGTACATTATCGTATTCCTGCATTGCCATTTCATATGCTGCTTCTGATTGTTCATCACCAACAGTAGGAAGTATTGGTTTTTCAATCTTTGCAGCAGCACCTAAACTATCTTTAAATAACTGTTCTTCTTGGAAGATAATTAATTCTAAACAACGGGCAAGTCCATGTGTATATATTGAATTTGCTTTCTTTTTAGTTGTTGCGGCAACGCGGCCATAGAGCGATTTGTATTCTGTTGCAGTAACTCCTGCAGATATTGAAAGCTCATCAACACCGCCAAGAGCAGTACGAATTTCTTCACGATACGTACGTACAAATGCATTTTGATCTCCACTAATAGCATCTGGAACAATGTAGCCAACTCGATCATTTGGTTCGAGGTTAGCAATTACTCTTGGTACACGAATAGTTCCATCTGCTCCACGGGATATAGGATCTTGTTTTCGTGTTGAATTACTTAAAGGATAAGCACTACTAAAGCCTGAATTAGCAGCAATAGAAGGACGCTGTATAGTAGCATCACTTCCTGATTCCATTAAATCAGTTTTAGGACGAGAAGATAAAAGAGTTGGATTACCAAAGAATTGTAAATTCTTTCTCATGTGACGCATAAGGTCATCATGGATGACAATATGATTTGCCATTGAATCAAATTCACCGCTTCCTTCCATTGAAAATCCTTTTGGATTATTGAAGATTTCAACGCAAGGAATAAAACGTAAGGTATTAGGAAAAGTTTTAGTATCTCCTGGAGTTGCGTAATTAATATTATCAAAAGATAATTCACCTTCTGAATGTGTTTCTTCAATAGAATCACTTTTAATAGAAAGACGAATATATCGTTTTGCTCCAGGTGTTTGATTTATACCACTTCCAGTAAGATTAGCTAACTCAATATCATCGTAAGTACCACCTGGAGACTTAACTTTATAGCTATAGATAATTACAACTTGGTCTAACTCACCATCTACATTGTAATAACTTCTATATTCATGTTTACGGAAATAATATAAACGATAATTAGATTTAGTTGGTCGAATATAAAATATACCTTTTCCATCACATAAGACATAGTCCCACAAGGAATCTAATCTTGTGTCTAACTTGTTATATTTAATAACTCGGTCAAGAAAATCTTTGCGTTGGTTTCCAAAATTATCTTGGGTAGGGAAAAACTCAACTCCTTGGCGAATGCCAAAGAGTTTCATTTGTGCTAGATGTGAAGCTACGATACCACTTTCTATTCCAGCACTACCATCCCGCTCAATATAAGCATCAATAATTTCTTTAAGTCGGCTATTGACTTGCGCCATTAATTATTGACCTGTATTCATCTTATTTTAACAGACTAAGTAAAAACCTTTAGGATACAAATTTATTATGGAAACTTCCCATGTTACCTACTTGCATTGAATTGCCATAAGGACTAGGAACCATACCACCAGCTGGGCCTGCTTGTGTATTCGTAATACCTGCATTGCCTAGGATTTGTTTCATCCTTTCTTCATCACTTTGTTCAGTTGGATTAGTTGCAACATATTCTCCAGGTTCTCCCATATTACGTGAATTATGAACACCATATGGAGAAGAAGTCATGGTTGCCCCTGGAATAGGACCTCCGGCATTTGGTTGTTGTGCTGCTGCAGCTTGATTTTGTTGCGCTTGAGCATTTGGGTTTTGAGCTAAAGCAAAGTAATCATT